CTCGTCAATAAAACCTTCGTAATTCCATTCCATAGGTATAAATAAAGAATACAATCCAGACTTCGTTTGTCCGTTTGCATTTCTTTTATTTACGTCAGAGCTATTGTATAACTTTTTAAAGTTTTCACCCCCTTTGTCTAAAGCATTAGAAGTTGATCCCATCATGCACTTGCCAATAATTCTACTACCTAGCCTTAAACAAGTTTTTGTAACTCGCCAGTTATTAAGTATATTGTTTGGTCTTTCCCATTTACCAGATTCATCATGAACCAGTAGTCTTAATTTTTCTCCGTCATACGCGTTGTCACCCGTGTTTTTCCAATCGACCGTGGTGTCGAGACCAACGATGTCTTCCGCTGCAACATTTGAATCGAGCTTTTTCCTTGTAAATTTTGAGGCTGGAACTCTGTATGCGAGTTCTGTTTTGGGACGGTCCATTCCGTCTTGTATCGGTTTAAAGAAGAATGGATAGTTAACCGATATTGGTACAACTTTGTCCGTAAACATCTTCTTTGCATCTCCCCCAGATTTTGACAGTATGCCAAATCTAGCATCTGAAGATATTGTTGCTTGGTTAACAGTCTCGCCGGAAGCCATAAAAGAAAATCCAGATCGCCTGTTTTTGAGATAGGACATTCCGTAACATCTTTTATCTGCCTTGCAAGCTTCCCAGAATATGTAGAATAATCTGTTTGACTCTCTAAAGTCAGGTTGCCCAACGTCAATCTTGGACCACTGCAGGTACATAAAGTGAGTACCAGTAATGTAAGTGTCCACGCCTTTATTATTGAACCAATGACCTTCTTCGCGTCTTCTGAAATGCTCATCTATATATGTCCCCCACGTAGTTTTAAATTCCTCTGGATAATCTCTCCAGTCGAAAATGTTATTAATTCCTTTTAACTCTTTTGGATACTCATCGGGAGTCCACTTACTAGTCTTTTTACTTATCTTGCCAGGTGATGGCGGCAGCGCTATCTTAAACCCCTGTATGTTATATATCTCACCGATCTTTCCAGTCTTGCTAATAACAACAAGGTCATGTTCTTTATTGTAGCCGTATTCCCATTTGTTGCCTTTATTAAGTCTAGATATTGTGGTCTTCCTAATTGGCTCTATAACGCTGTATAAGTTTTGCTCGTACATTACTTAGACATTCTTTCAGCAAATCCTTTAAATTCCGTGGTTTCCACTTCTTTTCTAGGCTTGTTGTCTAATACTCTTTGTTCTTCTTCAATACGACTAAGTATTTCAAAAGCGTCGAATATGGCTAGCTTTTTTGAAGCTGCGGCATTTTTTAATTTGTCCGCTGTTAAGTCATCTTCAGAATTAGTTATTATTTCTTCTTCTGCTACTTTTATTAATTCCTCAACTGCTTTGTGCCCAGCTAGGATTATATTCTTCTTCGTTTCTTTTATGTCCATAATTGATTGTAATTGAATTGGTGGGTACTCGGTATAACCTCTGCCCTTCTATAACGAACTCGTATTCTGATGTGGGTATAAACCCCACTATATTATCTACTTCTAATCCACAAGTGCAGTATTTGACTACTCCTATTAGTGGCTTTTCTTTTTCAATAGAAAACATTTTAGTTTCCTTAATTGGAGCGACGAAACAAAAGCCTTCCAAAGCCTTCCATTCGTCATCTCTTCTGTACGCGTAAACCTGATCCGGCTGTGCCAAATAAGTTTCTTCTGTTAAATAGCTTTTACTATTTTTTTCTTCACCTCTTACATCTCTGAATCTTCTAAATACGTTGTGATGCAATATCACTTCATCTCCTTCTTGGAGTTCCTTGTATTTTTCTGCTAAGGGTAAACTTAAGATAACCCCTATTCTATTTGAATACTCGTGGTTTTGTAATTCAGTGTTTAATAGTAATTCTTGTCCATCAATTGTAGTCTGCCCTGTTGTTCTGCCTCCTTGTGGTGTTACAAGGTAGTTAAATACGCTTTGCATCTACCATGAAATGTTATACTCCACGGATATTCCCATGTTCTTATTAAAGTCTTTCCAAGGCATAAGTATATCCCCTTTCGATATATACACAGTGTATTTGTTGTCCTCTTCTATGATACTGTCTATAGTGTGTCCGCCATAGACTTCCTGTCCAACAGCATAGTGCATTGCATCGTTCTTATAGTCTTTGCCTATACTAATCTTTCTTATCAACTGCATTTTCTGTAAATTTACCAGTATTAAGATCGATGCTTACGTCTCCGTATTTAGATGCAAGTATTTTTTGAGTGCTTTCTACTTCTTTAGTGAATAATAATATTTCGGTTATAAGTTTAGCTTTGTGTGTTTCAAGCCCACCTATTTGCATTTGTGTTTCGTTTACGCGATTCACAGCTTCTCGTAATTCATTCAATTCAGATTCACTAAGATGATTATCTTTAACAACCTCAAATTCCGTGTAGTCTTTTTCTTTTTTCATTTAATTAAATTTAATTTTTACTTATATGGTTTTTATTTTTTAAAGTAATTCATTTTCATAGGTGATTTCTTTTTAAAGAAGCCGGATTTAACCTCACCTGCTTCAAACCCTATGTCGGTATTCACTTTCTTCGTAGTAAAAGGATTTTTTTTCGGAGTAGTTTCTGTTGCAATATCTGGCTGCTCTGTTTTTAAATCATAGTCACCCAGTGTTGCTTTCCTATCTAAATTAAGCACGTCTTTGCCACCACCTACACCGCTTACATTTTGCTTCGACTGCTGATATGCGTTTTCGCTTTCTTGCTTTGCTCGTTTAAGACCTTGTTTCGCTATGCCTAGCTTCCGTATTTCTTTTTGGCTTAAATCTTTTCTTTGAGTAAATTTTCCTTCTTGATCGTAAGTTCCGTATTTACCCTGCTTTTTAGTAAAATTATTTACTTCTCTGTCGGTTCTTTTACCAGCTCTTGCATTATTACGTCTTGCGTAAGCTGTTTGAGATTTTCCTGTTGATTTTTTGTAAAGATCTCCTACTTGTGTAACCTTAGTTTCTTTATCCGGTCCAACCGTGTCTTCGGTTGATGCGGCTTTATCCTTTGCTTTAGCATCCGCTCTTTTTTTATTAGCTCTTGCCGTCATTTCTGGAGTAATTTTAGAAGGGTCAACAATTTTTGTTCCTTCAGCGGCAACGGCTGCATCGTAATTTTCTGTAGTAGTAGTGCCTTTTATACGTTCTCCTGCAGATCTAACAATTTTAGTTTTTTCACTTTTAACCCCCGAGTTATTCTTGCCGGACGATAGTGCTGTCTCATTTGAAATTGCTTCGTCTGCTGCGTTCTTATCTTTCTTGAAAGGTGAAGACTTCATTGCGTACCCTTTCATCTTACTAGGAGAAGGCATAGTGCGAGTCTTGTTGTTTCCGTCAACTCCAGCCGGTCCTACGTTTAGTAGTGGCTCTTTTGTTTTGAACATGCCGCTTTTAACACGGGCTGTAATTGGTCTGTTATTCATCTGTATTTGTTTTTGTTTTTTTCTCCTTTTCTAATTTTTCTTTAGCTTTTTTTTCTTCTTCAGTTTCAACTTTGCCTAAAGGGTCATTGCCGTCGGGAACTCCTGGGTATGTATTACCCAAATTAGCTGCTGTAGGTTCTGGCTCTAGTGTTTTAAATCCATCCGCAACCGCCGCTCCAATATCAGTAAACTTTTTTGCGGAACGCGCTGCGCCGTCAACTAAGGCCATATTCATTTTAAGAGGAGAGTTTGACTTGCGTGTTATAGGTAAGCTATTAGCTAGATCGCCGCTATAGCCATCTTGAAAATAAGCCTCACCCCCATAAAAGTTTTTCTTTATTTTAGCCGGACTAGATATTCTTCCAAATCGTTTTTCAGCCCTAGCTAAACTACCCGGCTCATCACCACCTACACCTCTTCTTGGGCCAGGCGCTGATTTATCTTGAAAGCTATTTTGGTTTTTATATTTAAACCTATTAGCTGCTCCTCTAAAATTTAATCCCATAATTATGATTGTTTATATGCTTCGTTTTCCCACTCAAAATCCGGGTGACCTTCATTCATTGTAGCTCTATCGTATTTCCTAGCAGGTGACTTTGTATCTCTTTTCCAAGTAACAGAATCATCTGAGTATTGTAACCTTCCGGAAGCCATTTGATCTAAATGAACTTTCTCGTGATTAACGGCATCTTGCACTTTATTTTCAGGCAAGTCTGAGCTAACAAAGATCGTTCCATCTCTATTAGCTTCTGCTTGTACTCCTTCTTCTAAATCATCCTTTATAATAACAGGTGTGCCAAACTCCGATGCAGCGTCGTGCAAACCAAATATTTCAGAATGTGATTTTAGCCTAAAAGCCATACTATCTAGATCCTTTCTTAGAATCGTGTTGAGCATTTTCAGCAAAATGTTTTCTAGCCTTTGCAGTAAGATTTTGATTGCTAGCTTCTTTGATATCGTATTTCATGCCATTCTTTTTAGCAGGAGATGCTGAATTGCGATCCATTTTCTTTTTAGCTCTTTTTGCTTTTCTAGCATCTACTCTATCCATTCTTCTTCTTAGTCTTTGAGCTTTGCTCGTGTTTCCGCTAGCTAACGCAGCTTCTCCCTTTGCTCTTATTTTTTGAGAACGTGTTGGCTTAGCTGCAGTTTTACTTGCAACTTTAATTGCTTTAGCTTCAATAGCCTTTGCAGCAGGCATAGCGGTTTTTGTATTTTTAACCCCCTCTGCTTTTAAAGTGGTAACCTTTTTTGTTTTAGACTTCATCTTAGTCTTAGGAACATCACCGGTTATTTTTCTTCCTCCAGTGTTGCCGCTATTCATGCTTTGACCTTTGGTGTTACGCATATTAGGCTCTAACTCAGGAAGATTAAGATCTGTATTACCAAATTTATCTTTTTTAGTTTGCATGCTCCCGTCACCTAGCTTTGTATAAAGTTTCTTTTTTCCTTTTATAACTTTATTTTGGCGCAGAGCTTCTTTCTTGTATTCATTTTTATTTAAGTCGCCGTAAAGTTCCATGTCTCTTTTTGCAAAAGCTTCATCCATTGTTCTTTTTTGCTTAGCTGGAGACTTTGCTGCGATAGCCTTAACTATTTCTTTTGGCAAATTAGCTTTTTGCTTAGCCGTTTGTTTAGCTGGAGAGGAAGTCTTTGCAGGACCGTATCCTTTGTTCATGTTTTTTGCTGGTGATGCAATCCCCATTGCTTTCATTAAAAGTGGGGATGTAGGATTCATTTTAAATGCCATAGTTTTATTTTTATCGTTCGCTATCTTTTATCATGTTGTCGATAGCATGGTTAAACACTTTATCTGTATACGTTTTATTTTTATAAAATGTGCTTTTTGCCGACGTAGGTAAATCCTCTTCGCCGAGTAATATTCTGTATATTCTTGTTATAAGTTGCTTACACTTAAACGATGTGGTATAGGTGTTATACTTCATCGTAGTTCTATTCCTTTTGCTAAAAATGGTTATCCATTCGTTTTTGCGCAATCTTTCCCATCTTGCTTTATCCCAGGAATACGTGTATGCACCATTAATAAAATCATTACGTATAAAATGCTTTTTACAATCTAAGTAAATAAGTAGCTCTAAATCCGCGTCTTTTAATCCGTGAGTTTTACAAGCCCATTTTCTAACGAGCCTGTAATACTTAAAGATATTCTTATTTCTTAGATCTTGCGCGCTTAGCCTCATTCGACTAGCACTATATCATTTATGGTAATAACATGATACATCTTGTCATTCCATTCTATCCCGTGCCCGGCGTGTTTGTCATATCTAACAACACTACCTTCTTTTATATAATCAACTTTATCACCTGCACTTATAACCTCGGCTTTCAAATACCTAATGTCTGTGTTCTGTGTTTCAGTTAATTCTAGGCCCGCAACCGTTTTCGGCGCTTCCTTTATCTTATCTATAACGATGTAGTAGTTAATTGCTTTCAAGAGATCTTACATTTGAGATTATACAATCAGCTGATATAATTGTGGTAGCAACACTTATCGCATTCTTTAATGCAGACTTGGTTACCAACACGGGATCTATAATACCGCTTTCTATCATTCCTTTATAACAACCGCAAGTTACATCAACACCTATCCCCTCGCCTTCCGGGAACTCATAATCAGAATACCCTGCATTGCCTAGTATTATATTGTAAGGTTCTTGTATAGCTTTAAGAAGTATTTTGTAACCATCGTTTTTAGGCTCTATAAGTTGAGAAGCATTTAATAAAGCTATTCCTCCTCCAGGTATAATACCTTCTTGTAAAGCGGCTTTAGTTGCGTGAATCGCATCCTCAACTCTATCTTTCTTTTCTTTCAACTCAACCGCCGAATCGGCACCTACATAAACAACCCCAACTTTACCGGTTAGCATAGACAAGCGTTCTTCAAGCTTTTTCTTAATATAGCCGTTTGTTTCCTTTTCTATTTTATTGTTTACTTCAGTTATCCTTTCAGATAAATCCCCTGTGTTTTCTTTTATTTGCAATGTGGTGTTCTTACTATCGGTAACAGACTTTATCACTTCTCCTAAAACGCCTGGATCTATTAAATCTAAATCATCTCCAAGTTCTTCGTTTACAACGGTAGCCCCCGTTAATATAGCTAAGTCTTCAATAGTGTCTTGCTTGGTTGGCCCAAATCCTGGTAAGTCAACAATGTTTACTTTAATATTACCCTTAACCTTATTCGCTAGTAATGTAGCGTATGGTTGTTGGTCCATCGGTGCCACAATAAGCAATGCTCTTTTTGTTTTAACTACATGCTCCAATATACTTTGTATACGTCGTACACTTGGTATATTTGAACTTACTATTAAAACGTATGGGTTTTCAAGTACAGCTGTGCCTTTATCTTTGTCTGTTAATAAATGCGGGGATTTTATACCTGCATTGAATTGGGTACCTTCAACAAAATCTACATACGTATCATTTGTTTCAGAGTCTTCCATTAGAACGACGCCATTCTTTCCAACTTTTTCGAAAGCTTCTCCAATTTTATCTCCAAGACTTTTTTCATTATTACAACTGATATAAGCAACCTGTTTAAGCATATCTCCTTCAACTGGTATACTGGTATCATCAAGGTAATCCATAATTTCTTTATAACATTCCTGAACGCCGTCTTTAATACTCCTAATCTTTTCTTCACCCTGATATTCGTTTAATCCTGTTAGTAATGAAGAGGCAAGAACGGTAGCTGTAGTAGTACCGTCACCTGCTTCTCTCACTGTATTATTAGCTGCTTCCTTTATTAAGGTTGCACCTATGTTCTCGACCGGGTCCATTAAGACTACGCTTTCTGCAACGGTTACCCCGTCTTTTGTTATCACCGGTCTGCCCATTGCGTCCTCATATATTACGCATTTTCCTGAAGCTCCTAATGTTGACTTCACTGCGTCGGATAATTTATAAACGCCTGACAATATTTTATTTCGTGCCTTATCGCCGAAATTCAAATCTTTTACGATTTGACTTGGTAGATTAAATTCCATTTTATTTTATTTTATTTAATTGTTAATTTATTTTATTTAAAGTTTTCCAGGTACCTCGGCTTCTCCAGGGGCAAGAACAGACTGAGTTACATTGTTTGTTTGCCAACGTACAGTTGCAATGTCACCGTAATTATGATCTACAACGGTTAAGCCGTTACCAAATCCCGTAAGAGCATTGTTAATACCTTGCAGCAGCTTTTGAGAGTCTACAAGAGGATCTCGCGATATTACGCTAATGTTTAGCGCTATCAAACCATTAGGGTGTTCCTCAGCTCTTTTTACGTCTTGTACGACAGCGTCTGCGTTATTAAAGTATATTGCTACAAAGGGGGATTTTTTATCACCTCCCACTTCTGCATACATAATTTCATCCGCGTTCAACATTATATCATTTCTAAATCCTGGTATTCTAATTCTTTTTGCCATTTATTTATTTGTTTGTTTTAAACTCTTATTATATAGTTACGTGTAATTTTAAAAAACTTGTTTTATTCTTCCTCATCTTCGGGGAACGGGTCAATGCCATTCTCAGTAAGTATCTTTAGCCACTCCGCTTCATCTAAATAGTAATCAACTTCAGTCCAATAGGTGCCCATACATTGGTTTGTATTTATAGAACCATAGGCTTTTATATTGTCTCTTTTATTATCCCAACAGATAAACCAAGTTTCTTGTGCGGGATAGCAAATGTTTGTGCTTTTTAATTCTTCGTTTGGCATAATATTATTTTTTAAGCTGCGCCACCATCAAGGATAGTCCAGCCATAAGTATTTATTAGTGTGTTTCTTGCTGTTTCTGCTGCACCACCAGATGTAAATTGTGAACTACCAAAACCAATACTTACTGCGTTTGTTATGTCTTGTGCTGCCCACCCTATTAATGTAGCATCATAACTAGCAGTGGATAATGTACTACCAAAAAACATATTATTGGCGGTTGATAAACTTGTAATATCCCAATTTGCTAAACTTTGGTCAAAAGTAGTACCCAGATTCCTAAGCATATTATTCATAGTAGTAACATTACCCATATTCCAGCTTCCTAGCGGTTGATTAAAAGCATCTGTATCCATAAACATTTGGTCTGTTCTAGTTATAGTACTCATATCCCAACTAGAAATATTTTGATTAAATAAGGCTGCATTCCTAAACATATTTTCTGCCCTATTAACATTGCTTAAATCCCAATTTGCAAAACTTGAATTTCCAACTAATAAAAGACAACTCCTAAACATAGCACCTATATTGGTAGCAACGCTTAAATCTGGTATATCTGTTGCGGTTACGTCAACAAAATTACAACCAAAAAATGCGGAACCAAAAGAACTCCAAACGCCAGTACCCCAATTTTTAATTTCTAAAAGTTTGTTTTTATCACCGTTACTAAATACAACTCTGCAATTATTTATTGGTGTAACTGAAACATCATAAGTTCCAGCGGTTGCGTATGTGTGTGTAGTTGTTCCGCTTTGTACAGTTTCTTTGTTTCCGTCACCCCACTCAACATCATACTGACCCTGCCAAGGCAACTGGAATTGGTCGTCATTTGACACGCCTGTCTTGTCAGTTTTTACAGATATAATGAAACGCTCCTCGACGACGCCTCCGCCTCCGCCTAAGCCTAAGTTTACCATTGGGATACCTATCCCCATACCATTACCAACTGCCATGTTACTTTAAAGCTACAAAATTAGAGGCAGTGGTACCGGTCGTTGTTATAAAATCAACTATTACAGGTAATATAGATCCCGCTGGTACGTTTTTAAATGTTACTCTATCTAGTACTATAGGGTATTCCCCATTAGCTCCAAACTTGCCTGTCAGTATTACAGACACATCTCCGGCAGTCCCTACGTATAAGCAGGCGCCTTTAAGATTTGTGACCGCGGATGGGGTATCTGAAATATTTATGAATGTCGTTGCTTCTGTTCCAAAATCTGGTTGGTTAAAAAATTGTCCCATTGTTTATTTATTTATTTTTTTGTTATGTTTATTTTATCTGCAATCTTCTCGGCGCTTCTACCCACAACGTATCCACCTATACCTATTTGAAGTAAAGTCCAAAACTCCCCCTCTAATATTGGTATCGGCCACCCGAACAAAGGGGCAGCGAACTTATTATATATAACAATAAATCCGAATGATAGCATAAGTATAGGTCTCCATGTTCTCTGTAACCAGTTACCCTTAGCTTCTGCGATTATTATATCAGTCTGCATTTTTTGCAGCTCTAATTCTTTTTCTTTTAATACTTGTAGGATCTTATTTTTAGCAGCGTCTCTCTCCTCGTCACTTGTGAATAAATCATCTATAACTTTTCCAATGTCTCCTATAACGCTAGCCCCGAAAAACTTTAATATCTTGTCCATGCTATTTAGTATTATATTTTTTACCACTTTCTTTTTTAGTACCCTCTCCATCATTACCTCTATTCCTAGCAGGTGTTTCCCATCTCTGGTCCTTATGATCAAAATCTTTACCCTTAGCCGCAGAAGGATTAGCTCTAGCCTCACGTTCCGCATGTGTCTTCTTAGCCTTTCTGTCAGGGGTCATCGCATACGCTTTGTCTCTTGCCGCTTTGTCTCTTCTCGCCGTAGCCGATAAATTTTGTGCCATACCTGTATGATTACGCGGGTTTAAATAAACTTAAAAAAGCGACGTTAGCCTACTACTATTATATATAACAACCTATTGTCGCACAAGGCCTAAAAAAAATTTATTGCAAATATGGAAGTATGGGGTAACACTATAAAATTTAAAAACATTATGG